TTTGACACTTATTTATAATTTCAACCAGTTACAAAGCCCCTGCTGCAGAATGACTGTAAGTTATACAGGCGGTTATTCCACTTTGCCGGAGCAATACAAAACGGCTATCATGGAGCAGTGTTTATTTCTTTACGAAAACCGTGGAGATATAGCTATGAGTGAAAAACTTTCTCCGTTGGTAAGGACTATTTTAAACCCGTTAACCAGGCAAAAGTAATGGCACATAAAAAAAGATCAGGAGTAGGGGGTATGGATAGACGGCCAACATTTTACAATGAAACATATACACAGGATGCCGGAGGAGGTACAACATCAGTAATAAGTGAGCAGTGGCAGGCGTGGGCGGAGGTTTTGGATTTAGCCGGGGGATTATATTTTGCACATGGCCAGGAGATGCAGAGTGCAGATTTTAAAGTAAAAGTAAGGTTTGACGGCAGGTTTAAATCTACGACATGGATGATATATGAGGGGCAGATTTGTAAGTGTTTGGATATGAACTTAGAAACTGAGGGTTTCAAAGAATATTTGGTTTTGCGTTACACAAAAACAGAAACATGGCTGGATTTGTCATAAAGGTTGAAGGGTTGCAGGAAACTTTAAAACGGTTAAATGTAAAGAACTTTGAGGCACCTATACAGACGGCTTTTGATAATTTCGGATTGAATGTGCAAAGAGAGGCAAAGCAGCGAGCACCAGTTGATGAGGGGCTATTAAAAAACTCAATATTTGCAGACAAAGCATTTTTATCAGCTATTGTAGGTTGCTCCGTTAATTATGCCGCTTATTTAGAATTTGGTACACGCCGGTTTGCAGCGGCTTATGTTTCGACATTACCGGCCACATGGCAGCAATTAGCGGCACAATCAAAAGGTAAAGGGGGCGGGACATTTGAGGAAATGGTTTTAAGAATTACGGAATGGGTCAGGAGAGAAGGAATAGGCGCTGAGTTAACAAAATCAGGGAATGCTTCAAAATCAAAGTCATCATTAAATGCACAGCGACAAACTGCTTATTTAATAGCCCGTTCAATTTTGATAAAAGGTATTCAACCGCATCCATATTTATATCCGGCAGTTAACATGGCAACGCCACAATTAATAAAAGAGTTAAAAGCAATACAGGTATGATCGACATAAATTACAGTTTAAGAATAGCTTATTTTGTCGCTTTAGACGGGATTATTGGCTGTCCTGTATTTTACGGATCATTGCCTCCAGTTGTTTCACCGGATACCTATATTGTTTTTCGGTCAATAACGAATACCGATGCAAGTACTGTAAACAGTAGCGATACAGTCACGAATATTACTGTTGATATTCACACATGGATTGACGGGCAAAACAGCGGATTGAGCGCCGATATTTTAGCCAGGGAAGTATTTAACAGGATTTACCCAAACCCTCAATCAGTGCTTACTTTGGATGGCGCTCAGATAGTAAATACAAGACTGGTAAACGATATTTCTCAGGAACCAATAAGGTCAGGAAACAGAACTTACCAGGACAGATCAATAACATTTAAACACTTTATTTATCAGGTAGCTGATATTTCATAAAAAAATGCAGCAAGGTTGCAAATAAATATTAACTTTATTAAAAATTACTACAATGGCAGAACACAAAGTATCAGGTATTGACGTTTTCTTAATATTTTCAAGGGATGGCAATACATACGACACACTGGTTTGTTTAACCAATTCATCCGTAACAAGAACCACATCTGAAATTGATGCAAAAAGCCAGTGCGGCCCTGATACACAGCCGGGCACACAAGCGAATGCAGTATCTTTTGAAGGTCAGGTAATGCAGGATCCTTCCAGTGGAAGAATCAGCACCGATGAACTGGACGACTTCTGGCGTACAAAAGAAACTGTTTACTGGAAACTTGGCAAGTTAACCCCGGCTATTGGTGACGTTACTTATTCAGGAACCGGTTTTATTGCTGAGTTGAATGAGAACAATCCAATTGATAACGTATCTACCTTTACGGGTAAGATCGGAATTTACGGAATACTTTCTAAGTCAACAGCAACAAGTTAAGGTATGAGTTATATACAGATTGAAATCGGCGGTAAATTACGTGGTTTAAAATTTAACCAGGGGGCATTGATAACAATCAGTGAACTCACCGGCGAAACAGTACAAAACTCAAAAGCCGGTTATGCTGTAATTTTTGCCGGTTTAGATGCCAATTGTTTTGTAAAAAGAGAGCAACCTGATTTTACTTTAGAGGATGTTTGTGACTGGGTTGATGATCTGCCTGAATCAGTTGTAATGGAAGTAATTGAATGTTTTACTAAATCGAAGGAATACCAAAAGCGGGTGCCTTCAGATGATGTAAAAAAAAATCAATTTCAGGAGCCGATTACAGAGCTTGGTGTTATAAAATCGGATGCGGACGGATAGGCTGGACAGAATATGAGCTTTTAACAAGTAGCCCGGAATCGTTTCATTATGCGGTTGAGGGCTATTTTAGCAATATAGAGGACTATCAGAGAATAGTGAGGCGACTGGCGGTTATAGTTCATCAGTCAATGGGTGGCAAAGGAACGGAAAGAGAAATATGGAAACTGGATAGCGATGAGGACACTGTAGTTGTTAAAAAGGTTTGGGGCAGTAAAGAAGAATTTGAAGCGTTACGCAGTCAGATTGAGAAAGCACACAATATAAAACTTTATAAGCGTGAGTGATATTAAAATAGTCATAGGTGCGGATATAAAAAATCTTCAGTCTGAGCTTGCCAAAGCGGGAGGGGTAACGCAGGAGTTTGCGAATAAGGCGACAACCAGTGTTGGTAAAATAGGCGCCACATTTACTGATATATCAAAAAAGTCATCCGGAGCATTAGCGAGTATAAAAGAAGGAATATTATCTACAATAGGCCCATCAACTTTAATGACTGCGGGTATTATTGCAAATGCCAATGCTTTATTGTCGCTTGGTACGGTCTGGGCTAAAATAGTTGCAAAGGATTTTATTGGGGGGTTAGATAAGGTTGCAGAAGCACATAGAAAAGCAGCGGAAGCATCAAAGGAATATAAAAAAGAACTGGACAGTATTATTTCATCTGTTGCAAAAGAAGCGTCGAGAGTTGTAGAACTCGTTGCAGTCTTAAACTCAGAAACAGAAACAAGGGAAAGAAAACTGGGGGCTATTAAAGAGTTAAATAAAATCGCTCCGGAAACATTTGGCAATTTAAAACTTGAAGGTGACGCAGTTAATGGATTATCAGCAGCATATTTACAATACATTGAAAACTTAAAATTAGTTATTTCAGCAAAACTTTTACAAGCTGATATAGAGAAAAAAATAACCAAACTTTTAGAGCTTCAGGGGCTATACCAAACTAAGGCACAAAAAGAAGCGTTACTTAACTTCAAAAAGTTTATTGCAGAAAGAGAAGCTTTGGCAAATTCTGCCACACCTGGCGCTAAGTTAAATATATTTGAAAGAGAAGATGCTGAATTAAATGGGTTAAATGCAGAAATTAAGGAGCTTACCGACAGGTTAGAAAATATAACCGGGGGTATAAAGATAAAACCGTTAATTGATCCTGACGGTAAATCAATAAAAGCTATACGATCAATTCAAGACGTTTTAGATGACCTCAAAGATAAACAAGAGTTTATATCCAAAAGCAATTTTTTAATAAACACAGAGAAAGCCCAGGCGAATATATCAGCTTTAAAATCTGCTTTTGATGAATTGCTGGGTAAGTTCAGATTATCGGTAACAAACCCTGTAATTGTAAAACTTGCCTTTGAAATAAATAAAGCTGAGTCACAACAGGAAACAGATGCTTTACTGGCAAGGACTAAAAAGGTAATTGTTGAAAGAAGTGTTGGTAAAGAAATTAAGCCGAAGATAGTAGTAAGGCCGAAACTGGATATTAAAATCGATAAACAGTTATTAGAATTTCAAAACCTTGTTGCTTCAACGGTTCAAAGTGTTGCGGTGGAAACAGCATCATCTATTAGTGAGGCTTTGGTTGCTGTTTTTTCAGGTAACGGATTCGCAATACCAGATATTTTTGGAAGGTTGATAAGTAATGTAGGTTCTCAAATTCAAAATCTTGGAAAATTTCTTATTCAATCAGGCATTCAAATAAAAATAGCAAAGGAGGCATTTAGTAAACTATTGGCTAATCCCATTGCAGCAATAGCTGTAGGTATTGGATTGGTTGCACTTGGTGCTTTACTTAAAGCTCAGGCATCAAAGAATTATAAAGGGTTTGCCGGAGGTTCAACAGCAATAGGGGAAGGTGGGGTTTTTGAAGTAGGTGAACGTGGAAAGGAATTAATAAGGCTCCCCAGGGGCGCAAGCGTGGTCCCTAATCACGAAGTAAATGCATACGGCGGCGGCTTAGTTATGGAGGTTACAGGGCGGATAGTTGGTGAAGGCACACAGCTTGCCATTATTATTGACAGGGCGAGAGCCACAAACGGCAGAAATAATTAATGGCCTACGGATTAAAATACAGATCACAGTTTGATAGTCAAACGGATGCTTATACGGCTTCAAAAACCTACACCATAGAGTTTTGGTATAAAGACTATGCAGGCGGTACACAATCGGTTATTTTAGCTGATACTCCAATTATTCACAAGTTTGCAGCCGATGATCCTTTTGCGCCGATTAAAGGTAGTTCGGTTTCAATAAATTTAATGAACATAAACGGTTCTTTGCCGTTGTCAGCTTTTAACACAGAGGAAGATGATGGTATAATGGTAAAGCTGCTGGAATCCGGTAATGTAAAATTTATCGGGTATGTGGTTAATGAGGACAGTTACGATACAATGGTTGACTTTACGCATGTAATAACGATCAGCGCCAATGATTCACTTGGATTATTAAAAGGAGTTATTCTCAGCGAAGCCATTGTTAAACGGCCTTTTTCAGCTTCTTACCAAACAAACGGGGATAATTTTGTGGTTTATGTAGATTGCGATGATTATGCTTTTTACCCGGCTGCAGGAGATACAATAACATTTTACGGAAATGATTATGTTATTGCTACTGCCGTAAATGAAACAACCACGATTGGATTGGGAGTTTATAATTGGACAATAACGGTAACAACCACTACGGGCGGCATTTCGCTGCATTCAAATTTTACAATTTACCTTACTGGATTATTAAATTTAAGGGCCAGAAACAGTTTAATGTCTATTATTGCGGCCTGCGTTAAAAGAACAAACATTGATCTAATAACAAATATATTTTGCAACATTTCAGCTTACCCACAGTTAACAACAGTAAGCCATTTTGAACAGACTTTAATAGATACACAAACTTTTATTTCAGGTGAAACCTACGAAAATTGCTATACTGTTTTAGAAAAAATAATGACTTCTTTCCGGTGTTCAATCTTCCAGGCAAACGGAGAGTGGAATATTGTGCATTGGGATGAAATGAGGTTTTATACAAACCAGGCAATACCCGGTTATCAGTATGACGAAGATTTTATTTATATTGGAAACACAACGTTTACAAACATTTTTACCTTTGGCGCTGATCCGAAATTAACAAGGCCAATTTATCCTTTAAATATTGGGCAAATAAGTTCTTACAAGTTTGTCAGAAAAACATTTAATTATCATCAACCAAAATATTTACTGAGAAATTACGATCTTCAGACGTTAGGAGCTTTACTGAGTTCATACACTTCTGGAGGGTTTACTATCAAAGAATACGTCGCAACGGATTGGACAACCGGAACCGGGCCAATACTTGCAGAAAGATTTATAAGGGTAGTAACTGATTCAGCGGGTACCGAAATAGAAAGATATTTATGTATAAGGGGTAATCATTCTAATACTACAAAGGCCGTTGCCGGTGTTCCTTTTGAATGTCAGGAAGGCGATAAACTAAAACTTTCTTTTTCGTTTAAAACAAATATCAGTCAGGGCGGCCCGATTGTAATTGTATTCGCTTTAATGCTTACCGACAATACAATAAGTTATTACGTAGATGAGGTTCCAGCTGGTAATGGATCATGGATTACAACAGTAGGATTCAGTTACACCATAAGCGGAGGGGATAATACAAATACATGGCATAGCGTAGAAATTGAATCTTCTCAAATGCCGATAGATGGACTTGGGTACGTTTATTTACCGGAGGCGGTTGATGCACCTTATAATTCAATCCGTGAAACGTTTTATAAAGACATAAGGCTGGAATACATCCCGTTTGTAAATGATACCACAAAAATTACAGGCCAGATACATAAAAACGAAAGAGATAAAAATGTAAAGACAAATACCGACGTTGATATTTATATCGATAACAGTCCTACAAACCAGGTTATCGGTACTCTATTCCAAAAAACCGTTACTAATCTTTTACAAGATCGCACCGGTGTATGGATTTACAATTACGATATTACAACGGGTTACGCACAGCTCAATGAAATGTTAACCCATGAAGAACTTGCCTGGCGTGGTATGTTAAGAATAAAATACGAGGGGGAATTCGTTGGGTTGTATCAAAACAGCGTAGCCAGTATGTTAACGATAGTAAAAGAAACCTTTAACCCAAGTAAAAATTATATCTTTGGTTTGTTAAGCATTGATTACAAAAAGAACCGGTTAAACGGTACTTTATACGAAATATACGACAGCGAAGAACCGGCATTGGTAAGCGATTATACTTTTAAATACATATACAGTACGGCATGAGTTTAGTAAGAGGCGATAATTTTATTTTTTACGTGTACTCAGGCGGTACATGGAAGCCTTACGCCTGTGCCAGGAGCGGTAATATTTCTGTGGAAACTGAGATACTGGACACTTCAGTAACGGGCTCAGGGGATTGGAGGACATTTGAAGCCGCCGTACATAGTTTTTCCGGAAGTATAGACGGCCTTGTATCTTTAAATGAAGCAAGTTTAATAACTTTACCTGAGCTACAGGCTTTGCAGTTTGCCAAAACAAAAATATATTGCCGGTTTACTGCGACCTCTGTGGCGGGAGATATTTATACGCAGCAGTTTTATGCGGTAATAACAAACTCAACATCTACGGGCAGCTTTGACGGCATGGCTACTTTTAGTATTGCGTTTAAAGGAACCGGGGCTATTTCACAAATTTATACACCGCCGTCACCAACAACAGGAATCGTGTACAGATATCCAGAACAAGGCAATACAGCGCCGGTGGCAGACGGAACTTATACCGTAATTGTTCCCGGACTTGGTAATAAATATTTATTAGGCGTTTACCGGGATGGATTGGGGCAGAACGATATTATACTTTCCGGTACGCCGGTTGGTAAAGAGGTTTTGTATGAAACCGACGGAACCGATGGCTGGTTTACCTGGGCATTACCTTTTGATGGAGAAAACTGGTATTGTAATTACCAGGATACGTAAAATAAAATCCCCGCACAATCTTACTCATGCGGGGAATAAACAAGCTACGATGAAATAGCGGTATAAAAATACAAATTATGAAACAATTAATTTTTTTATTTCTGCTGTTTATTTCTTCTTTTACATACGGTCAATGTGCCGATGAGGATACAGTAAGGAGTAATACCGTCAGTTTAATAACATTTAACTCAGCCAGGATAAATGGATCCATAACACATTTTACAAGCCCCGGTACGGTGACGGCAATAAATCTTGTTTATGTGAGAGCTGGCCAAACAGATACGGCCACTTCCACAGGTGGACCTACCTCTACTTTAAGAAACCTTACGGGGCTGCAGGCCAATACTCAGTATTACTATTATTATTCAACGGTATGCGGGGGATCGAGTAATAACCAGTTAGGCACCTATACTTTTACAACGGTATCGAATACGGTAGGATATACACCGGAAAGCCACAGATCATTTCCTTATGTAAAAATTGACAGCGGTTTTGCTATACCTTTCAGGGATACTACAATAGGCAGGGGTATTGACCGGCCTGGGCCGATGGTAATAAATACGGCGGACAGTTTGCCTTATTATTACAATGGTGTATCGTGGGCACCTGTATATGTTGACAGTGCCGGTGTAATTGATTTAATAAATATGAAAGTTGATAGCGTAACGCTTTCCTCAGATACTTTATATTACTGGATTGGAGGAGTAAGTTATGGGCAGGTTTTCTTTGCGGTAACGGATGCCTCCAACGGCGTTTATCTCGATGGCAAAACAGTAAAGCTGGGAACTAATCCATTAACTGAAAATACAAATATTGAAACATCGTCTTATAAATTAGAATCAACCGGTAAAATAGGTAAAAGGCAATTCGTTTTAGATCCTTCAAATAATTATTGGGCTATAGGCGATGTTGATGGAGATTTTGGTAATGCTACATCTATTCATATAGCCGATAGTATTGGGGAGGTTAGGGTAAATGGGGCATTAAAAATACAAGAGTTAAAAACTGAAACTCCTTATGGTTCTTTGCCTGATATTTATAACGAATTTCCCGTTTTTTATAGTGAAAGCGACGAATATTTACACACTGGCACAGGCGTTGATAGTATGTGGAGAGATACTGATTCTATTTATTTTAGAATTAGAAGCGCTAATACAGCAAAGTC